ACTCAGGAAAACGTCGACACGTACTTCCTTGGCATGTTCACCAAGGATGGAGTGTCGTATACCAGTTTTAACAACATGCTTGGCAAGAAGAAGCTGCGTGACGTCATCAATTTTGGTGATCAACCCATGATTCCTTTCACCTTGTCGGACTTGGTAGCAATCGAGTTCGACAATTGGGCACAAGCCGGTGTCAGCGCTTTTGAGATTAAGAAGCGATTGCCGGTTCCCAACAGAGGGAAGATTTTCGTCGAGCGCGGTCGTACCGTATACGAAGTAACGGGCGAATTGCGCTATAACGAACGGGTTCATCGCTCCACTGGTGTGTTTTTCCACGGAATTACCACCAGATCTGGCGACTCGCTCTCTCCTATTGTCGATGCCAGGGGTGCCCTCGTTGGTGCACACCTTGGATGTGTTGCAGGCGTTAACATTGGAATCACCCGCAGCGGGATTCAGAAACGCATGCGAGAGTTGGGTTACACCGTCCGTGCCGATGACGGCCTCATTCGTGAGATCTTAGATGAGTACATCACCACCAGTGGTGCAATCTTTGAAGCCAACGGCAAGAAGGAAAGGTCGTACCCCGACCAAGAGCTCCCAGGCGATCTTGATGACGACTGGAGAAATGCAGACGATCTGTCTGAGCCCGGCGACGATGACTACGACGACGAAGCCAAAGACAACAAAGACCTCAATTTAGGTAGGTCTGATGAAGTCAAGGTTTTGGGTGGTAAGAAGCGCCTCCGAAGCGACAACGCAGACGCTCGTGGCTCTGCGGCTGAGCTCGACCATGATGGCAAGCTCATCAAGGGAGATCGAGACCGTCAGGCCATGCAAGCTCATTACTCAGACATCGCGAAGTATGGCTCCGCGAAAGAGGCGCAAGCTGACCGCGATCGGAGCAAAGTCTTGGACGCCACCGACGTTGTTCGCGGCCCTCGGGCTTACACCAGTGCTTCCATGGTTGGAAGTGCCACTGACAAAGCTAGAGCAGCCAAGATTGCTTTTGATGCTGCAACCAAGGCTCGTGAATTCGCAGGGCGGAATTGGGCAGACATGTACGATAGCCGCAAGAAGCCCATGTTTCACGATGCGCCAGTTGCCGTGGAATCCACTGTTTTGCCAGAACTCAAGTCACCAGATGACAATGAGATCCGCAAGCAGACATTGGCCCACATGCGTGCTAGACGCGCCACGGAAGGAATTCATCTACATTGTATAACTTTGGAAGATGCTGACAGCCGTGGAACGAAGGCGCGCTATTGGGAGAATTCCGACGGCACTGTTTGCGAATATTTCCAAGAAGATTGGTCTGCGACCCAGAGGTATTTCACGCCCTCCTGGTTTGGTCAGAACGCCGACTTGTATCGCGCCACTACCAGACCAGTTCTGCTCCACAGGACAGATGGGACCATGACTTGGATGTTCTATCCACGCACAGATCCCTACCCCCAGCTTTCACTGGATTACCATCAGCGCAACCGAGAGCTCAACAATTTGGGAGTTACCGTCTTTTACGGTTCCCCCGGTTTGTCTGGGCATCGCGTTGATCTCACGCCTTATAATCGGCTTCCGCCGAATTACAAGACAGAGGTCCATGCTAAGTCTACTCGGTCGGCATCTCGCACTCCCATGCGTTCTGATACCCCGGTCGTGAGGCGTCATGCCTCCATGGCCACGGTTCTCGAATCGCAGCCCATTCGACAGTTACATATTGCGGTTCTTCCGTCTGTAATTGAACCGGATGTTCAAGTTGCACCAGCTTCAATCGAAGTCCCGAAGCCTGCCGTCAATGACGACGACAAGCCTCCACCTCTCATCGACGACGTCGACGAGGAGCCCACTGGTCAAGATGTGACCTTTTCCTCTCACGAGTGGCCTGTTAAGCACACTAGCTTCAAGAGCTACATTAACAGTGTCAAACGCAATAGCGAGAAGAGGAGCCACGGATATGTTGCGAAGGTTTCCCTTTGCGAAAATCCTGACGGGCCGTTAGACATGAAGGAAGTTGCTGAAATTTTGAAGGAGGGCTTGAACGACGTCACTGCTCTGCGCAAGTTGCGGAGAGTCAGCGGCCGGAACAAGCTCTTAGACTGCGAGTTGTTTAGTTCGCTCAAGGAGTACATTACCGCTGCACGCGCTCAATACATTCCAGATGATGACGTTTCAACTGGTCTCGTCACTCCCGAAGGCGTTGTCCTTGGGAAACGCGTTGCGGTTGTGCACAATCCGAATCGGCCAACTGTCGCTAAGACGTCGGTGGCCGCTGACACGGAGACCCAGAAGAAAGTTTGTGAGGCAGCAGACATTAAGTGGGATGAGGACAAGCAGCGCATTGCTGGTTGGGTCTTCCCTCCGGCTCCGCGCGATCCGAGAGCCATCAAGGCTTCCTTGCGTTACCAGCTCAACCGCAAACACGAGAACATCGAAGAGTTCAAGGACTACGTCATTGAGGATGATCTCGAGGCGGTCAATGCTGCATACGATTCGTGGCCAGCCAATGACAGCTCCCTTTATTCCAAGAAAGTCATCGACGCTCTTGGAGAGATTTTGGCTGGTTTCCACCCAGATCGCAGTGCCGGGTACGCTTCCATTGTGCGCCCAGGCACAAAAGTCGTTTGGATGAACGATCCCACATACACATGCCATTTGGCGTTCCTTCGGCTCGCTCTCATTAGTTCTTACACTCGGTACGAGCTTTCTGAGATGACCGCCACCGAAATGCTTAAGGCGGGTTTGCAGGATCCTCGGACCCCGTTCATCAAAGACGAACCCCACACCATCGCTAAGGCAGAACAAGAGCGATGGAGACTCATCTGGCCGCTCTCAGTCATTGACGAGCTGGTCTTTGCGTTTATGCATAGGCCTCAAAACAAGCTAGATATCAAAACCTACCAGGCTGGTAAACTCACCGGTCCCGTTTATCCATGCATCGGCGTTGGGCACGACGACGAGGGTCTTAGGACCCTCCACAGCTATGCCAAGAAAGTGCATGGAGGCGAGGGGATCGGAGATGATGATGCCACCGGCTGGGACATCAGCGTGTCCTGGCGCTCCTGGATCCTCGACGCAGAGCGACGAGCTGATTGCTTTGCACGTGGTCAGCCCATCACAGCTGACTATGAGGCCCGGTGCGAATGGTTTGAGGAGCTCTCCATCAACATTGCCACTTTGTCCGCGCACCACGTCATCATGATTGGCAGCGATCTCATCGAGATCGATGCTCTTGGAATAATGGCGTCGGCTCACCCCTCCACCGGAGGCAGCAACACATGCATGCGTCTTGTCACTTTGTACGAAGCACATAAGAAGGCTGCAATGGGCACAGGGGATGATTGCCTTGAGCGCGGCAAATTGACTTCTGAGAGTCGCACACGCCTTGCTGCGCGAGGCATTGTCACCCGTGACGAGCATTTCCATACTGGGCTTGAGTATGACTTCAACAGCCTCCACATTCTGGAGGAGGCTTCTGGTTATGTCAAGGGCAGGTTCCTCAACTTCGAGAAACTTGTCGCTCGGCTCTTGATGACACACGGCAGTTACTCACCGCTCAACGAATCCGGCATCTCTGCCGTTTCCAGCGGGTATTACGTTTTGCGGAATTCCCCTGCTGAGCTCGAGAGATACAAAGTCGTTGTCGGAGTGCTCGGTTACACTCAGGAGGCTGTCGATGCCGCTGACGGCATCGAGAGCGACGAAGATTGACTGTACTCGCGTGCCTTCCGTGCGCGACGGAGGGGCTGGCGCTTTAGTTTCTTCGCGTTTCTTGCTTTCTTTTCCTTGGCAGTTGTTTTTGGTCAAGTTTTGTTTGGTGGTGGGAGCGGTGGGGCAAATCTTCAGGAAGGATTTGCGCCAACAACTAAGGAGGGCACTGCCCTTTCTTTGACGCGATCATTCACTGCCGAGCTCATGCCGCGCAGTCGCCGTGGTGCAGCCACCACGGTCGTGACTTCCGTTTCTCGGAATGTTCCGTCCCGTGCTGCCACATCACGCGCACGTGGTCCACAATCTGTTGCACAGACTGTTTCACAAGGGCCTCGTACCATTCTCATGCAGTCTCGCAACCGCAGGAAGAAGCCAACAAGTCAAGTCTCCGTCCGCGGGGTCTCTGGTCCTGGCTTCAGTGGTTTAGCTAACCGTACTCCACAGTTTGCTGCCGCCATTTCTGCTTCCCCTTTGCATGCTTGCGCATACTGGGACGCCATTGGCTCCCGCGTGCCACCCCATTTGCCGACCACCTTCGGGAATTTTACCTGTGTCAACAGCATCACCAGATTTTCGTTCACCACGCTGCCCAATCAGTATACTCAATTTGTCATTGGGTATTACCCTTGTGGCGGTCGCATTTACGCTTGGTCTGCCGCTAACCTCACATCAACCTCCAACGGGTTTGCCACCTGGCAACAACAGCAGTTGAACCCCAGCAATACGGTCCCGCTTGATATTCGACCTCTCCGGATGTCGTTGCGTCTTCGCAACGTCACTCAGAATTTGAATCTCGCCGGTGCCGTCACTGCCGTTCAGGTCCCGCAGTCTCTTGCGCTCACCTTTTCTGCAGCGAACACGCTGAACGCCGCTACTGTCAGTAGCTTGTGGAATCTTTGTGCGTCATCGCCAATGTCCAACACGCTCACTGGCAAGTCTTTGGTGAAGCCGCACACAATGGTGTGTGCTCCGTCTTCTTACATCGCTTACAACACTTACAGTGATTGGAACGCGATCACCACTGATTCCGGCACTGGTCTCAATCTTGCTGACTGGCAGCTCTTATTCTCTCAACCTGGTATCACGCCGATCTTTCCATACACTCCGATCAACGGTTTGTTTGGGACGGTTCCAGCTATGTATAACACATTGCTGAACTTCGAACCCAACGCGCTGGCCCAGACGTTTGAATTTGAGATGTTCTGCCAGGATGGCATTCGTTACCCTGCGAACTCCATGGCTGCGGCCGTTGCTACGCGCGGCGTTCACGCTCCGGGCAACATCTTGTCTGAGGCACACGTCTCTGCTTCCGCCGCCCAGGCCAACGATCAATTCGTCCAGCCTTCTGATTCTATATCTCAGGTTGGTTCTGCGATTTCAGGCCTTGCTCGCATGGTGGACGGTGCGTCTGTCAGTGACGTTACCCGAGTTCTCGGTTATGCAGGTGCGGCTCGTTCAGTCGCTAGCGGCGTGCTCAACGCTTCCAATTTGATGAAGATGGGACGCGCCGCTCGCTATGCTGCTGCTATTCTCTAGTTCGTGTTTGTGTTGCGTTTCACACGTTTCACATGTTTCACTTCCTTTTGCACGCTGCTGTTGGGGCTTTGGGGTTTGGGGATGCCTGCCTGTGGGCTTGTACACAGGCCGTTTTGGGCCTTGAAGGGGTCCGTGTTAGGCCACCACGATCGGCCGACATACTATCTGGCTGCGGCCGATAGCCTCTGTCGTGAGCTCGTCGTGGCGGGTGCTTGGCACGGGGTTAAGATCCGGTGATTCCGCCGCGGCGCCTAGGAAACTTCAAGCGGGGGTGGTTACCATATCAACCCGGGG